TCAGCGCGCAGTTTGTACTCAAGTCAAGTCGTGCCAGGGAGGGTTTCAATCATCTTCTTGCTGGCTGGTGCGATCCAGGGTGGCATGGAAGTAAGCTCACACTTGAATTGAAGAACGAACGGCGGCACCATGCACTGGAACTCTATCCAAATCTAAAGATCGGCCAGATGGTGTTCCACCTAATGAGCTCAATCCCAGCACAGAGTTACCGAGTGACTGGTCATTACAACAATCACAAAACTGTGATGCCGTCAGTTGCATGACAAAGCATGTGTTTTCCTGTGGCGGTGGCGTGCAGTCCACCGCCTGCTTAGTTCTTGCTGCTCAAGGCAAGATCCCGTATCAGACCTTTATCTTTGCCAATGTTGGAGACAAGGCAGAGTCTCCCCACACCATTGAGTACATCCGACTTGTACTCAAGCCCTACGCCAAAAAACACGGCATTGAGTGGGTGGATGTCGCCAAAGTAAATCGTCGCGGGCAGACGGTGGATCTGTATGACGACTGCATGACTAACGAAAAGTCAATTCCTGTTCCGCTTCATTATCAGCACGGCGGGTTGGGCTTTAGAAATTGCACCACTAAATGGAAAATCGAACCCATCGCCAAATGGATTCGCCGCAATGCACCCGGCTGCGTTTTAGGTGTCGGCATCAGTACAGACGAGCCCCAGCGTGCCAAGCCAGCCCGCGACAGCGATGGTTACATAAAGGGTTATCCCTTGATTGATCTTGGTATTGATCGAAGCATGTGTCTTCGGATCGTTAAAGCCGAAGGTTTGCCGCAGCCACCTAAGTCGTCTTGTTGGTTTTGCCCATATCACACGACTGAGGCTTGGACGCATCGAAAGAGAGAAGACCCTGAGTTGTTTGCTAAAGCGGTGGAGCTTGAACAGGCACTTTGTAATCGATCAATTGACATGGGCAAGGATCCAGGCTTTTTAAGCAGGCACCAGAAACCCTTGAGCGTCTGCATCCCTGACCAGCTTGGCCTCTTCCCTGAATGGCTCGATGAACAAGATGGTTGCGAGTCTGGCTACTGTATGACCTAATGGGCGAGTGGTATTGGCTCTGGTCATATCTGGTTGCATTTTGGAGCACGGTCGTTGTCGGCTGTGCTCAACCTGTCAACTGGCAAAATTGCTGGCCACCAGATGAGTGGTTGATCCCATACGTGCAGGATTACATTGACGCTCGTCGTCCTTACGCTAAAGAGAAGCAAATCTTGGACTCTCTGGAGCGATCTAATGGGCTGGGCCGACTGGATGGTGGTCAAGCAGAGCCTTGAGGAGGAGCTTGAGTTGGAACGACAAGTCCGTGATATTGAGAGCTGTAGAGACCTGAGCGCACTTCAGTCAGTGTGTGGAGCATTAACGCGCCAACGGTGGCATTATCAGCAGTTGCTGAAGCAGGCAGTAGGTCGCATTGCGGAGCTAGACGCAACTGTTGCTTGTTTTGATGGTCAGCCTTCTGACTGAACCTGTTTTAAGGCAAGAGAAGCTTTGCGACGAAGGGCTCGGGCTTGAAGGCGAGACTGTACGGCTTCTTGCCACAGTTTTTTCTCTTGCTCTTGAGCTTCGGCTTCTTGCTCGGGGTATTTGTTTCTTAAGTAGTCGTAGATGAGTTCACGCATCCAGGCGGAAGGCTTCATGCCAGCGTCTTCTGCGTCTTTTAGAAACAGCTCACCTCGATGCTGCCCTAGGAGCACTTGAACGTAGACGCGATTCCCGTGGTTAGCTGCCATTCTTAATCTATTAGCACTTCAACGCTACCATGTTATCGAGTCGTCAACGTTTTTTTGCCAAGCGGTTGACTGCTGTTGGCGCGAATAAGCGCGTTGTCGCTTGGAGCCTGATCTAACTTCTCGTGCTCCTTCAAGGAACATTGCTGCGCGTTGAAGGTCAGCAGTCGTCGCAAGCCTTATGGCCTTGTGCAAGCGTTCGAGAATAAGCTGCCTTCCGGTTCTGGGTTGCGGCATGGTCCATCGCTCCAGAAAGCGTTTGATGGAACGATACCTTATTGTTTGAATCCACGACAGTCCACTGGTCAAGTTGACGAAAAATCTTGAATAGCATTATTCGCGTGTTCGGGTTACAAGTTTTTGCAGGAAGGGGAAATTTTGAAGTGGCTCTGCAGTGAGGACGCTGACATCAATACCGCATTCAAGTGCGGCTGTGATTTCTGTCTCTAAATAATCAGAGTTGCTTTCGTAGGTAACTTGCTCAACTGCAATTACTTTGTCTTCGTCGTCATATGCGGTGTAGCGAGTGATAGCCAGGGGCATATTTTCGTCTCTGATATGACAGAAGTGAAAGCTGACTTTAGTGGCCACTATGTGTTTCTCCGACGAGTTCGACAAAGACCGCAGCGACGATGCTCTCTGCTTGCGTTCTGTCCAGACCATAGCCAAGGCGACGGCGAATCTTCGTAACAGCTTTGTGAAAATCATTAGTAGTAAAACGGCCAGAAGCAGCAGGGGACTCAAGACGATTACGAATAAGTTCAGAGCGAGGGACGCCAGTCTGTTTCGCTTCTGCATTCAGGCGTTCCACCAAGTTTTCAGGAAGATAGGTCTCAATCTTTTTCATAGAGAAAGCAGTATTAAAAGTTTGGGCTTTTAATTAAAAATAGACAGGTAAAGACAACGGGTTGCAGCCCGTTGCCTTCGCGATCAGTCAAACAACGCTTCCGGGCGCAGTTGGCTTCTCATGGAGATTTTAGCAGTGCCTTCTTGGGGCGACCTTTGGGCTTTTTGGGTTTCTTAATGGGCTTTTCGTGTGGACGCTCCACAAAGCTTTCGATGGTCTCCCGGTAGCCAGGCGACTCCGGGATTCCAGCGTCTTTGAGAATCTTGGTCCAGTTCATCTCTCGCGCGCGTATAGATGCCAGATATGTCCCAACCGCACCAAATCCCAGTCAGGGAAAGGGATTAAGGGTGGGACACGTGTTTGTCCCAGCTAGATGTGTCCCAGCTCGTCTTCAGAGATTTGAATCTCAACCGCTCCATCAAGCAAGCTGGGACAACTAAGGGGTGGGACAGGTTGTTGTCCCAGGTCAGATCCCGTTCCAGCACTGGGATGTTTAGGGGGTTGGGACTGTTTTTTACCCTCTCCCCGCGCGAGAACTGCTGTATAGATCTTGGCTTGAGATTCTTCTGGGACGGTTGACGTAATCAAGCCCTTCTTCTCTAGCCTTTGGAGCGCTTTGCGGATAGCAGCTGAGGAACCTTGGATCAGACGATCACAGAGCAGTTCGTCCCTGGAGCGTGAATCTGGGTAGCAAGCGCGAAGGCGTGAGAGGACGCGATCAACGACAGAGGCTGGTGAGGTGTTGTTGTCGTCGATCTCTGGGGTGAAGTCGGAGATGGTGAAGGAGAGGTCGTCTTCCATCCGCATGACCAGTTGTGTGTTGGAACGGCCAGAGCGTGACTTCTCGATGGTGATGAAGCGGCTGTGAGCCCCCACAGTGCGTTTCTCCTCGTCAGTGGGCTGTCGTAACGCCCAGGTCTCGTCAACGGCATCACGGATGGCTGAGGTGCCTCTGAAGCCGCCATTCTTGTTGGCGTGGTGAACGATAAGGATGGTGGTGGCAGGGAAGAGGCTGCCGTTGTTTTTGGTGAGCCAGTAGAGGGGCTGAGCGAACTCAGACTTGTTTTCGTCAAAGGCTCGGCCACCAGAGCAACCGATGAGGGAGTCAATGACGACGAGTTTTGGCTCGTAGGTCTCCATCAGCTTGATGAACTGGGCGTAGCGTTGAAGCTGCCAGTCAGTGAGAACCCGAGTCATATCGTTGATCGGGTAGTCCACTTCCTCCAACTGCTCTTTGATCTGCAGGAGAGGCTGGTCACCGTTCAGGAGCAGGACTGGACCTTGCTGAACGGGCATATGGTTGCCACGAACGAGGAAGGGCTTGCCAGTCGCTACGTGCTTAGCGAGAGCCCAAGCAGACATGGATTTACCGTCACCACCAGCGCCATAGATCAGAACGACTGAGGGGTGAGGCAGGACATCAGGGATGAGATAGTCCCGCTTTTCATCCATCTGCATCAGGTCGGTCAAGGTAATGAGGTCTTTCTGTTTCTCGTATTGGAGCTGATCAACGATAAGTTTCTCGAGGGCGCCTTGATCGCGGTATCCGGCTTGGAGCGCAAGGCTGTTGAGGCGATAGTTGACCTCAGCGGGGTTATCGAGTTCAAGGATCTTTTTGGAGCGTCTGACGACCTCATCGAAGTCGAGAGTGGCCTGGCGATATTCCTGAACTACTTTCGCTTCTGCTGCTTTAACGACTTGGGCCAGATCGTCTGAAAATCGACGCCTCTGAGGGTCTTCACGGTCAGCAAGCCAGATAAGGGTGCCAAGGCCAACACCGCTGCCTTTGAAGGAGTACCAGACCTCTTCGCAAGGGTTGCCGTCTTCCCAGTCTGAGGCGAAGTCAGGATCATCAGAGGACCAGGAAGACCAGAGCATCATTCCTGCCTCTGTGGGGAGAGCAGAGTTGATGGCCATGCCGATCTTGATCCAGTGATCCCTGGAGCCTTTGCCTTTATTAGGGATCACGTCGAGGCAATCTTTGACGATCTCGAAGATCTCGTCTTGAGTGCGATCAGAGAAGTCGAGGTCGCGTTTGATGATGGTTTTTGGCGGCTCTTTCATCTCTGAAAGGAGCCAGTCAGGAGCTACAGGGATGTTATTGAGATCGCCTTCGAACTTGTATTGACCGGCGGGCGTATTGTATTTGTCATTGCCCGGATAAGCACCAAAGATCACGCCTTGGAGTTTGGAGTTCCAGAGGATCTCGTAGTCTCCATCTTCACGGAGTCCATGGCCTTCAACTTTGTTCCAAAGCTCTTCGGGCACCCGGAAGACGTATTTGGCGGCATCAGGCTTTGTCGATGTGATCTTTGGAGCGGATGCAATTGAGTCGCCCCAGAGCTTGAGGCATTTTTTTAGGTTGCGGTCAACATCAAGGATGACGATGCCGTTCCCGCGAATACCAGTGAAGATGCCAACGGCTTGAATGTCTGAGTTGCGCTGGCAAGCGAGAGCTACATCGGCTGGACCGAGCTTGTGATCAAAGGATGCTTGGGTGGGATTCTTGCCAACAGCCCGCTTGCCGGATTCCATCCGAGCGCCTTTACGGAAGATTGGTGCGTATACCAGGCCTTCTGGGAGCTGCTTGACGAATTCAAAGAAGTTCATGTACTATAGGAGTTGAGTAAGGCAAACCGATCCCTGAGGGCGCTTTTCCCTCGGGGATTTTTTTATGCTACCCCAAGTTGACGGGTCGTCAAAACTTCTGTAGTATTCCAAGGCGTCTTAAATTTGACGCGACAACCCACTCCTGTAATTTTCACGTGAAACTATCAGCAACCTTCCTCCAGTCTATGGAGCAGCAGGCCGAGGGTGGTTCTTCAAAGGAGAACTATCTGCGGTACACAAAGTTACAGCAAGGCAAGCCAGCCAATTTTGCGTTGCTGGAGCAAGACCCGCTCTGCTACTGGCTTCTTTGGGGCTTAGCCAAAGCTGACGACTCAATGAAGCCGTTCCGCTTTATGAATAAGCCTACCCAGGCTGACATCGACACCGAGCTTGGAACGGATTACGTTCAGTCGTTAAATTACGACAAGACTGCTGTTCGTGCTCCTGTCGAGTGCCTTACTTGGCCAGTGTATAACTGGGACCTAAAGCAAGTTCAAGTGCTTGAAGTTTCTCACGTTTCATTGGCACGTCAGTTTGCAAAGTACGGCCTTAATCGAAAGTATTCTAAGAATCTTTTGAGCTGGGATTTTGAGCTGAGCAAGATTCAGGCAGACATGACTCGGTATGAGCTGCTGATCGTTCCCCGTGATGAGGAAGAGCATGACGAGGAAGCGATGGAGTCTGCTTGGGAAGCAGTGCAGAATGCTGGCTTCGATCTGAATCAGATGGTTGCCGGTGGCGATCCTTTTAACGCTGGCTAGAACTGGAGCGGAAAGGGGTTGGGGAGTCTTCGGGCTCCCTTTTTTATTGTGCTTGACGAAACGCCAAAGTGATGTCATTCTGACGTCAGAGGGGGTCAGCCGCCCCCTCCAACTGTTCACAGCACTTCACAACCATGAACTTTCGCAGTCTACTTGAGTCTGGCTTTATTACTTGGTCCAAAAGCCCCGAAAAGGTTTCAATCATTGATGTAGACCCTGAGCTTGCCAAGCTGCTTCTCGCTTACAACTTTGATGACAACAGGACTCCTTCTCTTAAGCATATAAAGCGAATGGTCGCTGATATGAACTCGGGCCTCTGGAGACTTAGTAACGATGCGATTTGCGTTGACATTAATGGCCGCATCATGAACGGCCAACATCGTTTGAGCGCAGTTGAGCAGTCTGGGACAACACAGCAGTTTCTTTTCCTTTGGGACTTGCCCTCTGAGACCGCACAGTTTATCGATGTCGGGAAGAAGAGGACCATGCACGAACGGATCACGGTGTCTGGCGCTCGTATAACCGTTAAAGAATGTGCAATTATTCGCCATGCAATGTCTGATTACAGCTCATCAGGTGTTGGCACGGTCCAGTTTGGATATAGTCGTCACGACGATATTGTTAAGGAGTATTTTTTAAAGCACTCTGAGTTTCTTGAAACCATGAACGCAAAAGCCATGCAAGGCTCGGCGTTTGTTAAGTCAGCCGCATTAAAGATATATGTAGAGATGACCCATTATTCTTACAAATATTATTTTAACCATGACATGGATGCTTATGAGAGAAGTATGCTTTTTATCGATCTTGTTGAAGATGGTTTTTCAAAGCGTGGTCACGTTACGGGCATACATGAGCACAGCGCTATCAAGCTTAAAAACATGAAAGATCGTAGAAGAGGTGAAACAAAAGGTCAGTTTTGGGCTGACAAGGATGCCTTTCAAGCTACGGTGTCAGCGGCATTTAAGTTTATGACTGGTGAGGTTGTGGAGAATCTTGTCAGATACAAAAAAGATCCTTTCTCTAATTTTCTGAAGGCTCCCTCTACAAATTTTGGAGCTGGCCGGAATGTATAGGATCACGCTTCAAATTCGCTCCGATCAGTATGAGCGACTTAAGGCTCTTAAGGTTCCAGGCACGTCTATTTCCGCTTTGGTGCGTCAGGCTGTGGACGAGTTTCTAAAAAAGCGGAGCTAAGACCTTGCAGGCCTTTAGTTTCCAGCTATCTTAGTTTTGGATACCTATGCCTTAGATGGCGCAAGAGCAACCCCGTCTTATTCCCGATCCCATCACGACTGTGCTTGAGGACGGCTGCATTCATATAACGATTGGTGACTTTGGCGGGGTTGTCTCTTCGTTTCATTTGATCGAACCTAAGGTCCATCAGCTCACACAAGCGTGGTTAAAGCGAGAAGCGTCTAATGCCGTTTGAAGAAGTCCAGGACAAGCTTGCCTCATTGAGGCAGTGGCGTTTGGAGCAAGACAACTCTGGTCCATTCAGGGTTTACAGAGATGAAGAAGGGCAGACATACCACTCTGTCACTCATATTCTGAAGCACACCGCCCCGCAATCACAGAAAGATGCTTTGGAGCGTTGGGCGAAGAAACCGGGAAGCGAGTTACAGCGTCAGATCGCTTGTGACCGTGGAACAGTCGTTCATGAGCAGTGCGAGTATGTTCTCAAGACCGCAGCCAAGCTGGCACGTCAAAGTGCCAACAAGAAGGGAACGTGGAAGGTTTGGGATGATGGTTTGGCACGTGCTCCAAAAGCCGTCACCTCCTGGGCACTTAAGAAGTCGGTGGATGGAGCGCCGAAAGTTTCATGGGCCGCCCGTGAGTACGCCAGAGGCTTATGCGATTGGCTGGTTAGCGGATCTGTAACGGCCATTCATGCCAGCGAGTTCAGCATTAGCCATAGCGGAGGTTTTGCTGGAACGGCGGACGCTTTAATCGACACCCCATTGGGTTTGACGATTTGTGATTTTAAGACTTCAAGTCGTGAGTCTGACAAGCCGGAGTCCTGGCTGGTCGATCACCAGGACCAGCTAGGCGCCTATAGCTTGGCGTTGCGCCAGATGATCGGTCTTAAGGTGTCTGCTGGAGCGGTAGTGATTGCGAAGCCCAATGGAAATATCCAGCTCCGAATGTTGTCAGAGCTGGAGATGAGGGGCTGTGAGTGTAGGTGGCAGGAACGTCTTGACCGCTATATGGCGATGCTTGACCTTGGAGCGGTTAGCGTTTAGCGGATTCCAGCGGTAAGCCTTTTAGCTCTAGGAATCAATTTAATTGCAAGTACAGGATCGTTTGCGATCAGAAGATCTTCAAGCGTTCGCAATGCTGCTTTTTCTTTGGTCTCTTTGTTTTTTTCGATATAGGTATCAAGAAATTTACCTTTAGCAAACGTCCAGATCTGTTCAGTTTTCTGGCGTCTTGTGCAAAGGGAATAATACTGTTGTTCGCTGCAAGGGAACTCTTTACAGGCAGCAATTTCAAAGATTAGTTTTTTGCAAAGCGTTTCAGTTTCCGCCACAACAGTCTTTAGTTGTTCAGGGCTAAGCTTTGGAACTTGAGTCATATAGATTCTCTTTTCCATTGTTTCAGAGTAATAGAATGGTTCAGAGACTGACTTGGACTTGAAAGGTTCTGCCATGGTATCAAAGGAGATTTTAGAGAACTGTTACTGCTGCCGTAACAATGTGGCAGCAGGAGCGAAGGAAGCAGGCGTCTCCCTTAACGAGATGAAACGCCTGCTCCGTGATTACATTTTGGCGCGGAAACCGCTGTCAGACTTCAGTCAGTGAAAGAAGTCGTAAGCCGTTTGTGGTGTTGGGTCGTAGTCGATCTCCTCTCGCATCTGGGGAATGATCTGTTCTTCTAAGAGATGCTGCATAGAGATGGGAATGTGTTGATCCATCATGTGACGTTTTTGATCACGTTCGAGAGCCTCAACGATAAGGTCGAAAGCTTCTTGGATCTGGGAATAGTCATTAGTCATGGATAGGAGTCCAGTCAGGTGAAAGGTTGTCGAGATAGGCAATGATGTCTGCTGCTGGAGCGCCAAGCGGTGGATGCTTGTCGCCATCAGAGACTTCAATGATGGCGGAGCAGAGAGCGGGTCCAAATTCGCCAGGTTGAGCAAGCCCTGGCGTATAGATGGCCATCTTCATTGGAACGATGTCATCGACAAGAGCGATGACTTCATAGCGAGTCACATCTGAGATGTCGGGATCAGGTGGCAAGGCCTCGATCACATCGATGCGTTTAATGTCAGTCATTAGCGCTTGGTGTGTTTAAGGATGATGGAAGAGATTTCTAAAATCTTTTCCTGATCGCCTTTGTCTTCAGCTTGCTCCAGAAGGATCTCAAGAGACCGTAGTGCTTTGGAACGGAGTGTATTGACTGGCGAAGCATCCCAGGGGTCCTCCAAGCCCGCAGTGAACGTCGAATAGAACCGATAGGCAGAAGATTGGGGGACACCGTGATCATCCACCAGAACCGAAATGATCTCTTTACGGCCAAGGCCTTCCGTATGAAGGGATTTGATGATCTGTAGCGCGTCCTCTCGAAAGCTTTCATGGTTTTTTGTCATGTGATGTTTTTGGAACGGATTCTCGGAACGGATTCTCAGTGAGAATTCCCACCAGATGATGCACCCATTCCTGTGATACTCTATCAGCCGATCATTGGATCGACAACCCCGACGCAACCCCTACGATGCCTAAGACCCTGAAAGCTGCCCAGAAGCCCTTGGAACGGACGGAAGAGTACTTAACGCCCGACGAGCTGGAGCTGGTCTTAGAAGCCCTTACGTGGTTCCGTATGGACCCTTCAGGACGTTGTAACGCTGGCCGTATCACCTGGACCCGTGAAAAATTCGTTAGGGCTAAGCTGCAAGGGCACGTCATCGTGCCAATGGCGAAAGACTGACCCCTAAAACGACAAAAGCCCCCATCAGTTGGGGGCTGTCGATTTGATGCCACATAGCCTTGCCTCAATCTGGGAACGTAAAAGTCAAACAATCACAAGCGAGCACCCCGTAAGGTTGCGCGTCATGATATTTGAGGAATTCAGGCTCGTCTGAACAGTCGATCGGATCAGGCAAACCCTCTCCCGCGATAACTCGCATCAACTGCTCCTCGTCTTGCTCCTCTAGACCGCTGTAGTCACCATTGATCAAAGCGCTGGCCCAGTGTGCTGGCAGCTTGTAGGTTGAAGTTTCCATAAAATGTTGTCTTGTTGGTACGAAAGAAAGACCCCGGCCGTTAAGCCGGGGACAGATTAATGGAGTAGTTCAGATAAACCGAGATCTTCCCATGGCTTTTTGGCCGTAGCCTTCAACCCTGGATCGATCCCGTAAAAAGTACTGTTTAGCCGGAGCCAGTCACAGACTCTCAAGATCTCCGCTTTGAATTCTTCGATTGTTCCGCATTCCGTCGTTTCGCAGTCGCCTTCGATGTAGCTAAACAGCACTAAACGGGCAGGGTCTGCCCAGTTGCCGTAGTAGCTCGCATCCATGGCAGAGTCGATCGTTGCGAACCCTTTGGGGAACAGGAGCCGATCGTATAGATAGCGATCAGCTTCTACAAACTCTTTGGTGCGTTTCGTCATTGCATCCATCCTTTGATAACGACTGTTTTGGTGTAGGGCTGAGTGCCGCTGTGACTGAAGCTGGAGCGGTTGCCTTCCGGTTGATAGAAGAACAACCAAAGGCAAGAAAACCCGGTCACCGCTATCAGCGACCGGGTGGCGAACGTTTCAAGGTTCATCAGTTGACCTCCTGGGCGTCTGCCCTGGCGTCAATCTCTCGCAAGTTCTCGGTCAGAAGTCGGATTATCTCCTCTTTCTCACCACGCCAGCCGCTGAGCAGGAACCGCTCTACCGCTGGCTTCACTACCCCATAGGGCAGATCAAGCTCCACCACGTCTCCAGTCTGTTTGCACCTGGCACGGATCGATGAACTATGCAGCTCAAGCTCCGCGCTGGTGATGCTGTGGCGTGTTGTCTGTGTTGTTTCCATTGATGTTTTTGGTGTGGTGTAAACGTTGGCCAGACCTTCCACACTCTCGCGATTGAGAGCGCTTGGGAGTCTGGCTTGCCGCCTTTGCTGACAGTGGTTTCGTGAGCGAAAGGATCGCTCGAAGCTGTCTGTCTTTGGCACGGGTGGAACCCGGCCTAGGAACTGGGCAGTCTGATCGACTGTCAGCAGTTGTGACTATGCGGTTTTCTAGTGTCTGCCAGCCTGGCTCGGGTGAGTAGGCTTGCCGGTGACGAGGTGATCGACTGACCGACTGGCTGTGGAGCGGAGAGGCTCTCGCCTTTCTGTCCCGATCACTCCTTTAGTATACCAAACCTTTGGAGTGATAGGCGAGAGAATCGCCATTCACGCGAAGATCTTAAGATTCTCAACTGGCATTCAGTACTGAGAATCTCTGCCGCTGCTCTTGTTGACTCTCAGCGATTCTCAACAAGACGAGCGAAGGGGGGGTGGTATTGCAAATGAGAATCGTTCGCAACTGTTGCGGGGAACCTGCACATATATCCGCAAACAAGTGATCGAGTACTAAAAAGGGCCCCCGAAGTATTACGGGAGCCCCAGTGTTTTGCGTCGCGTCTAAGCGTCAGTCGATTTTGTCTTCAATTTTGATTGTGAGGTCCGGTGCTTGGATATTGACGACTTCAGTGGATTCACCGATAACACGTCCAATGGAGTCCAGAACCTGGGAAGCAGTTTGCAGCTGCCCCTTCTTCAGAGCCTGATGGAAGAGTTTGGTGCGCATATGTTGAAGCCGCGCGAGCATATTTTCGCGATCAGCCTGCCAGTCTTCATCAACGAGTTCTTTTACGGCTCGCCAATCGCGCCAAGCGGTTTCAATTGAGACTTGTTCTTTTTCAGCGTGATCGTAAACAAGCGCCCTTGCCGACAGACCATCCAACTGTCTGCGATAAAGACGCCGGATGCGTTCTTCACGTATTTGCGTGGAGCGACGTTCGGTAAGGCTCATTTAAGGACCGACCTTTTTCTGGATAATAACCTCCAATATGCCGCATTGGCACGGTAGGAGGGGGGTAGGGGTCGAAAACCTGTGTATTGTGATAGGCATGAGCCAAAATTCGCAACCCATTCAACTTCGCTGGGCACAGGGCGAAGTATTTTCATGCAAAAAGCGATTTCGCGTTTTGGTCGCGGGTCGAAGATTCGGCAAATCGTACCTAGCTTGCGTCGAATTGCTGCGTGGAGCGATCAGTCGTCCTGGGGAGACGTTTTTTTATTGTGCCCCGACGTATCGGATGGCAAAGGACATCGCCTGGCGTGTCTTAAAGAAGCTTGTTCCAAAGGTCTGGATCAAGACTAAGAACGAGACGGATCTACGGATCGAGCTAATCAACGATTCAACGATCGAATTAAAGGGTACAGAGAACGCCATGGCGCTTCGCGGTCGCAGTTTAAGCGGCGTTGTGATGGACGAAGCAGCTTTTATGGATGCAGACGTCTGGTTTGAGGTTATTCGCCCTGCTTTAGCTGACAAAGAGGGCTGGGCCTTATTCATTTCAACGCCTGATGGGACGGCGAGTTGGTTTTATGACCTTTGGTGTTATGTGGAGGAGGATCCGACTGATTTATGGCAGCGGTGGAGCTTTACAACAATTGACGGCGGGAATGTCAGCAAGACTGAGGTAGAGGCAGCACGTGCTCAGCTTGATGCTCGAACGTTCCGGCAAGAATTTGAAGCGAGCTTTGAGAATTTAAGTGGATTAGTGGCGATCAGCTTTAGCGACGAGAATATATCGACAGAAGCAAAGGATATTTCGATCCAGCCGTTGCTTTTAGGGGTTGACTTTAACGTTGATCCAATGAGTGGCATTGTTGCGGTGAAGGACGGTCATACGTTGTATGTGTTTGACGAGATCATGTTGACGGGCGGTGCGACCACTTGGGATTTTGCCGAAGAGGTAACCCGTCGATACGGTGTGGAGCGCAGGGTAATTGCGTGTCCTGACCCTACGGGTGGAGCGCGAAAGACTAGTGGAGTAGGGGTAACGGACCATGCAATTTTGCGCAAGAGCGGTTTTACGGTGCAGTCACCGCGATCACCGTGGAAAATCCGCGACAAGATTACGGCGGTTAATACAGCGTTACTAGATGCGTCTGGTGACCGACGTGTTTTAATCCATCCACGGTGCAAAGAGCTGATCAAGGCCCTTCGTACCCTCACCTATTCTCCTGGAACGGGTTTGCCGAACAAAAATTTAGGCGTTGACCACGCTTTTGACGCATTTGGGTATTTATGTTTGCAGCAATTTAATCTGGCGAAGCCGGAAACGCTGGGGACAACAAACTACCGTCTTTATTAAGGGGCGGCTTTTCTTCAAAATAGCTACAGAGGGCTGCAAAAAGGTGGCCTTCTTTTTTAGGCTCTGGAAATCCAAAAGTGCATTTCGAGTACTGCCAATGTTCGCACATCGGGCATCTTTTGTTGGTGCGTCGAGGCAAATCCGGGCGAATTTCGCCGTAAGTTTTGCCATTACGAATGTTGCTAATTACGACATGAACAACTCCTAGTTCGTTTGCGATGGAGCGATCAGATTTGGCGCTTTTGAGAACATATTCGACGTCTTGCGTCCCAAGGCGCCGGTTGTTAGCGGGAGTTTGTCTTTTCATGTGACTAGTGTACTACGCTAGGCGTCAAATAGCCTTTGGGATGGCTAAAATTTGCTTGATAACCATTCAAACGGTATCGATCGTCCGTTGCCCGGAAAGCCAGCGGTGAGGGAGTGTCAGCGCGCGAGCGGCTTCTAGCTTTCCACCTAATTCCATGGCTAGAATCAATGTAAATCCGCCTTTTAGCCATGCCTGGCCATTACGGCTCCAAGAAAAAGCCTAAGAAGGGCGTCAAAAAGGGCGGTAAAAAGATGTAGCCGTTTACGGCACCCTAAATACCGCACTTTTAGCCATGCCAGCCAAGAAAAAGGGTCTTTACGCCAACATCGCGGCAAAACGCCGCCGCATCAAGGCCGGCTCTGGCGAAAAGATGCGTTCGCCGGGCGACCCTGGAGCGCCCACCGCACAAAACTTCAAGCAAGCGGCCAAAACCGCCAAAAAACGGAGAAAGTAAACATGGCTAACGTTGGAACCACGGTTGTTGACCGTTTTACAAACACAGTTGAGCACACCGGCAATGCAATGGCCGATGTTGACG